GGCACAGGCCGGAGGGTGTACGCACCGAAAGGCAGGGGTGGGGCGCAGGGTGCGAATAATTTAAGTAGCTACAAGAGCCTCCAGGCTCTTTTTTCATACCAATTAAAGCGAGGTGGTGAGAGTGGCTTTAACTGCAAAACAACAAAGATTTGTCGAAGAATACCTGGTGGATCTAAATGCCACTCAGGCTGCCATTAGAGCTGGTTACAGCGTAAAGAACGCTGATAAGATTGGTCCGGAGCTACTAGGAAAAACTAGGGTAGCCGAGGCTATAAAACAGGCCATGGCCAAACGTTCGCGCAGAACTGGAATAAACCAAGACAGGGTACTTCGTGAGCTGGCGACCATTGCGTTTGCCGATATGGCGGATTTTGTGCAGGTCGTGGACGACGGGAGCAAGGTTGTCGCGCTGGAGCTGGATAAGATACCGCCGGACAAGCGCGGGGCGATTGCCAGCATCAAGCAGGGCGCTAACGGCATCGATGTTAAGCTCAACGACAAGGTCAAGGCGCTGGAGCTCCTGGGCAGGCACCTGGGCATGTACAACGACCGGCTGCAGCTGTCCGGGCGGGTTGACGTGGGCGCGCACAAACTTGACGCGATACTGGAGCAGCTAAGCGATGAGTGACATCCTGCTGTCGCCAAAATATAAGGCGTTTTTGCGGCACAATGCCCCGGTGGAGTTTTTGGAGGGGACGACCTACGCGGGCAAGACAACGGTCGGTGCGCTCAAATTTATGCTGCGCGTGGCTAAGTCGCCGCGGCAGCTGCATATCTTGTCCGGCCTCGACACCGGCACGATCGAAAAAAATATAATCAACAAGGAGCTCGGCATCCTCGATATTTTCGGCCCGCTGGTGGAGTACAACGCCGGCGGCAAGGGGCAACACAGCCTGCCCCACATCGCCTTCCGGGATAAAATCATCTATGTGCTGGGCTACGACAACAAGGCCCGATGGAAAAAGGCGCTGGGCGGACAGTATGGGTGCCTGTACATCGACGAGATAAACATCGCCGACATGGACTACGTGCGTGAGGCGTCGATGCGGTGCGATTATCTTATAGCGACGCTCAACCCGGACGACCCGAGCCTGCCAATATACGAGGAGTACATCAACCACAGCCGGCCCCTGCCGGAGTTTGCCCACGACGCGCCGGAACTCCTGGCGATGCTCAACAAAGAGCCAAAGCCCGGATGGGTGCATTGGTTCTTTACTTTTGACGATAATCCGGCGCTTACGCCAGAGAAAAAGGCGCAAATCATCGCCACGGTTCCGCCGGGGACAAAGCTCTATAAAAACAAAATCCAGGGCTTACGTGGCCGGTCGACTGGATTGGTGTTCGACCTGCGCGCGGAAAATGTTATCACGCGCGCCCAGGCAAAAGAGTACAACTATATTGTCTACACATGCGGCGTTGACACGTCATATAGCCGGCGGTCGGATGATAAGATTGCATTTATTTTTACCGGCATCACGGCGTGCCGCAAAAAGATAACGCTGGCCGAGCGAGTGTACAACAACCGGGATTTGTCAAAACCGCTGACGCCGTCGGATATACCGCCGCTGTTGGCGGAGTTCCTGGAGCGCTGCCGGCGCGAGTGGGGTTTCGGGCGGCATGTGTTCATCGACAGCGCCGACCAGGGCACGATTCTGGAATGCCAGAAATACAAGCGGGCTCACGGCGTGCCGTATGCGTTTCAGGCCGCGTGGAAAAAGATGCCCGTCATCGACCGAATCAATCTGCAAGCCGGCTGGATGGCCCACGGCGACTATCTCGTTGTCGATACGTGCAAGGAGACAATCAGAGAGCTCAACACATACAGCTGGCGAGACGACAAAGACGAGCCGGAGGACTGCAACGACCACACCATCAACGCGGATCAGTATTCCTGGCTCCCGTTTAGGGGCAAAATTGGGCGGCTGGACATGAGCATCATTGCAAAGGGTGATATGGAGTGACCATCAGCACTGTTATAGAGTATCTCAACCAGGATAAGGGGCTGTCCCTCTCCTCCGCGTATTACGCCAATATAGAGGAGTGGCAATCGTGGTGGCGAGGGTACAACGGGGGTTTTCATAAATACACGGAGCGCGTGGGCGACCGATCGGTAACCCGCCAGTTGTTCAGCCTGCGGATGGCTAAAAAAATCTGCGAGGACTGGGCGGCGATCTTGCTAAACGAAAAGACCAATTTCGAGATTTCCGACGGATACAGCAAAGATTCCGCCATATTTGTACAGGGCGAAGACGGTACCGGCGGGGTGCTTGGGGAAAACTACTTTTGGCAGCATGGCAACGCGTTAGTCGAAAAGGCGTTTGCACTTGGTACAGGTGCTTTTGTGCTGAAATTTAATGGCATGCGTACAAACGGGGAAAGAATCATCCCGGACAAAAACACCAAAATCCACATTGACTATCTGACGGCGCTGCAAATCATCCCACTGTCCGTTCAACGGGGGAAAATCACAGAGGTAGCGTTTGTCTCCGAGGTCACCGTTAAGGGCAGGCCATATATCTATCTGGAGACGCACGAGATGGTAAATGGCGGGTACCAAATCACCAACGAGTATTTTCTTATGGATAACGGCCGGCTGGTAAAGCAACCACTACCGGAAGGCATAGTCGAACGGTTTAACACCGGCGCGGACATCCCGCTGTTTGCCATTTTTAGCCCTAACATCGTCAACACATATCCGGATGCCAACGGCTTGGGCATGAGCATATACGCGCACGCCATCGACAACCTCAAAGGCGTGGATTTGGCGTTCAATAACTTTTGCAAAGACTTCGTTTTGGGCGGCAAAAAGGTATTTTATCACGATAGCCTTGTCCAATACGACGAAAACGGAAAGCGCATCATGCCTGACGACATTATGCAGCAACTGTTTGTACAGCTGGGCGACGGTTACCTTGACGAGCAGGGCCGGCAAAAACTTGTGCAGGAGTTCAACCCGACGTTGAGAGTCGAAGAAAACAAAGAGGGCCTGCAGGCGCAACTCGACTACCTGTCGTTTAAGGCTGGATTCGGCACAAAATACTACCAATTTGGTGCTGGAAAAATAATGACCGCCACCCAGTACCTCGGTGAAAAGCAAGAGATGATACAAAATGCCAACAAACACTACATCGTCATGGAGCAGGCCCTGCAGCAGCTCGTCCGTGCTATCTTGTGGGCTGGTAAGGTAGTTTGCGGGCAAAACGTCAACCCGGACGCACAGGTCACGGTGAACTTCGAGGACAGCTACATCATCGACAAGGAGACGGAGCGCAAGCGCGACCTGCAAGAAGTGCTGGATGGCATAATGCAGCCCTGGGAGTTCCGCATGAAATGGTACGGCGAAGACGAAGTCACCGCGAAGCAGATGGTAGGCATGAGACTTACGGAAGACGAAATCATGGGCTTTGTTGGTGGTAGCTAATGCTTACGCCAGAACAACTAGAACGCTATCCGCAGGCGCTGATTGAGATATACGCCATAGTGGAAAGCGACATCATTGCCTTTATGGCCGAACGCATCGCAAAGGTGGAGGACTTTATACCCGCTACCGAGTGGCAGTTTAGGAAGCTCCTAGAAATGGGCATGGTGCGGGACGAAATTCTCCGCCGGCTGGCGCGGGCCACGCGTAAAAGCGTGCCGCAGCTGGAGCGTATCCTTGCTAAAGCGGCTCAAAAGGCGTTGTCCGTGGATGACGCGATATACCGCAAAGCGGGGCTTGCGCCGTCGCCGATCGAGCAATCGCCTGCGCTTATTCAGGTGCTGGAAACGGGGCTGCGGCAGACCAAAGGCTTGTTTGAAAACCTCACCAGAACCACCGCCAATACGGCCACAAAGCAGTTTGAGCGCGCTCTTGACAGGGCTTGGCTACAAGTCCAGTCCGGCGCATTAGACCACGTGACGGCCACCAGAAACGCCATCAAAGACCTTGCGAACAAGGGTCTGGCGACGATTACATATCCTTCCGGACATACGGATTACATGGACGTTGCTGTAAGGCGTGCGGTGCTGACTGGTGTAAATCAGACTTCACTCAAATTGCAGGACGCCAGGGCTGCGGAGATGGGCTGCGACCTCGTTGAGGTGTCTGCACACGCCGGCGCCAGAAACACAGGCGTAGGCCCCGAAAACCACGCAGAATGGCAAGGCAAAATCTACTCACGCAGCGGCACGCATCCGAAATACCCGTCGCTTGTGGAAAAGACTGGTTACGGAACAGGGCCTGGATTGGGCGGATGGAACTGCCGGCATAACATGTACCCGTTTATCGAGGGCGTATCAAAGCCTACCTATACGCAGGCACAACTAGACGATATGAATGCCCCGAAATACGAGTACGAAGGCCGGAAAATCACCGAATATGAAGCAACGCAAATCCAAAGATACAACGAACGGAAAATCCGTAAGTGGAAGCGCGAGCTGAAAGGCATGGAAGCCGCCGGCTTGCCTACAGATGAAGCAAAAGCAAAACTGTCCAAGTGGTTGAAAGAGCAGGAAAAATTCCTCGACCAGACAGGACTGAAACGTCAGTACGATAGGGAGCGAATTGAATAACGTTTATATCAGCGCCTTAACGGGCGCTGTTTATATTTCGCCCAGCGTCGGGCGTAACAATGGCGCGCCGCACGGGGAGCGACCCCGTAAAAAAGCGTAGCGGAAAGGGGAAGTAAAAATGAAACGCGAATTTCTCAAAGAACTGGGCCTTGCCGATGACGTTATCGACAAGGTAATGGCTGAAAACGGCAAGGACATTGAGGCTATCAAAGACAAACTCGACGCCAGGGAAAAAGAGCTGGCTACCGCCCAGCATACCATCCAGCAACTGCAGGACACCGTCCGAAAGTACGACGGCGTGGATGTCCAGAAGCTCAAGGACGAAGTGGCCGCCTGGGAGAAGAAATACAACGAAGACCTAGGAAGACTGAAGCTGGAGAGTGCGATGGAAACCGCTTTGATGTCGGCAAGGGCCAAAAACACGAAAGCCGTCAAGGCCCTGCTCAACATGGAGCAGATTAGACTGGACGGCGAAAAACTGCTCGGGCTAGACGAACAGCTCACCGAACTCAAAAAGAACGAACCCTACTTGTTCGAGGACACAAGGCCCGGTCCGACGCTAAACAGCGGTCTGGGCCACGGCAACCCGCTGGAAAGCGGCAGCCTGGACAAGTTCCTGTCGGCCGCGGCCAGCGCGGCGGGAATCACGCGCAACCCCAATAACACAACCAACGGAAAGGAGCAGTAAGAAATGGCAAACAGCATTCCCTCCTTTGAATACGCCAAAAGGTTTTGCCTATTATCGACGCCGTTTATAAGCAGGCGTCGCTGACCAAAAGTCTGGACGCCGCCACGCAGGTGGATTTCTCCGGCGTCAACGAAGTGAAGGTGCTCAAAGTCTCCACTACTGGCATGGGCGATTACAGCCGAGAAAACGGCTACCCCAAAGGCGACGTGACGGCCACCTGGGAAACCCTCAAGCTCACCGAGGAGCGGGGCAAGGAGTTCTCCGTCGACCGGATGGACAACGAGGAAACCCTCGGCATGGTATTCGGCACCGTCGTCGGCAACTTCATGCGGGAGCACGTCGTGCCGGAACTTGACGCATATCGCTTCGCCAGATACGCCGGCACGTCTGGTGTTTCCACAGCCACCCCCGCCGGCCTCGACAA